AATTTCATTATTTTTTCAATAGCATCTAATGCACGTTTGTCTAATACATTGGAATACCGTAATACTTTGAAAATAGAATGTTCTTCTTCCGATAAATATATATTATTAAAATCACAGCTAAACGCTGCACTTGTAACATCTTTTACTAAAGCAAAGGCAGCATTATTTTCCATTTCCGTTTGAATAAACATCAATTGATTATAAGAAATAAACGAAACCCATATAAAACTCAAAAGACTAATAATAAAAAACCAAGGAGTAAATAATTGCATTTTCTTTTTATTGGAACGAGTGGTATTGTTGGGCTGTCCAGTTGGAATCATTAATTCTTCTCCCACACCACCCACGATTTCTGCCTCTGGAAAAAAAGGTCCAATCATAGATAATATATAATCATTATGTTTACGTATATCGAGAGAAGGTATAAAATGTGTTTTTATTAATTTAAATACGGCTTCATTTTTATAAATAAGAGCAGTAAAACAAATCGTTTTGCTAATGATTTCGGGAGTAATATATGGATTTTTGTTTACGATGTTTTCAATATCGACATTTTTAAAAATGGGTTTATTATTATTATATTGAATCGATTTTAATAATTCTATATTTTTTGGTTTTGTATTTTGTAAAATAATTTGACCTAATGTTTCTAAAGATTTATTATATTTAGCAATTAAATTGGCATTACTTTTTGTATTTGTAATTTTTCTTCTGGTCGAATTGCTCATACTATTCTATTCGATGTTATGTATGGTATATAATAGAATAAGAAAGGAATATAATAAAAAAGAAAGAGAATAGATATAAAAATGGAACATAAAATAATTAGAAATATGTATGAACCTTGGTTTCAAAAAATAATATCTCAGTCCAATGAATCCCCTTGTATATTCCAATGTAAAAAAACGAAAATCGAAATCCCATTTGAAATCGATGAAAACAAAATCCGGGAATATATCGAAACCCAACTCCCTAAATGGATTGATGGAGAGAAATATCATTTAATCTCTCGCAGAATATGGGGTTTAGGTAGAAATTTATGTTTGTATGTAGATGATATCGGTGAAACCTTTGTAATTGAATCTTCTTTCTAGATAGATAGAAAACAAAATAAAAACGAAAATAGTAAATAATATAACAAACAAACCGATATGCGAATTTGGTTATGGTTATACCCCGCGTTATATTATGCATTTAGTCAAGACCCCCTTTCTGGAAAAAAACAAGGATATTATCCATTTTACAGGAATCAATATCCCGTAACGAAACCCCAACCGGTGTTACAACCAACCGATACTTTAGAAGAACGTGAATTGGATCGTAAATATCGGCAACATTGGTTTGTGGTAGAAGAATCCAAAAACATAAAAGTAAATACGCCATATAAATCGATGATTCGAGAGAAAGAATATGTGTTTTGGAAAGATTCGCAAAATAAGTTCTGCGCCATGGATACGTATTGCAATCATCGTGGTGCGGATTTATCTGCTGGTAAAATCCGTAGAACTCGTGTGGTATGTCCCTATCATGGCGCGGAATTTAACCGGAAAGGGGAATTATGTAAAATACCCGGAATGGAGATTGAAGTAGAAAATAGATCTAATTTAGAGACTTGTTTTCATCAAGATACCTATCCTATATTAGAAATAAACGGTTGGGTATATATCAATACGATTTCCAAGAGAATATACGAAAGTAAAGAACAAATGATATTTATGGAACCGGAAGCGAGAGACCCGAAATACCATTGTTTATATTTACAAAGTGACATAAAAGCACCGGCAAGATTAGTATGTGAAAATCTATTGGATGTGGTGCATATTTCCTATGTTCATTCGTTTGGAAATAAAGAGAATCCATTACCGCTAAATGATCCCATTGCATTTATGAAAAAAGATGTTCCGAATCATTTTGCGATTCATTATTTTTACAAATCCGGGAAAAAATCCTTTGTCAAACGGTTTTTCCAAATGGCGGATTTACACATTGAAAACGAATTCATATTACCACATACGGTTGTCTCTCGCGTTCGTTTTGGGGAATCTGTAAAAACCATCGTTACTTTTTCTTTACCGAAAACTGCAAATGAAACCACGCTATTTATGAAAGTATATCGAAATTTCATGTTTTATCCAAATGGAGGGTTATTCAGTGTGATGTATAATTATGTCATGAATATCATCGTATTACGCGTCGTAAGAGAAACGGTGCAAGAAGATGTTAAAATGTTAGAAGGGTTGAATGCGGAAAAAAGAAATGGTAAATATAATGTGAAATATGATCGATTTCCTAATATGTATCGAAAAATGTATGATAAAAACGAAAAAAATGGAGGAGATTTAGAATGATTTATTTATTTATAAAAAAGGATAAATAAAACGAGAGAAAGAAAAGAAAAGAATGACAAACCAAACCGATATTATCGAATTCAACATCAACGAAGATTATCGTGTAGAAATCAAACGTTGTCAAGGTTCTTATGGGGAGTATTACTGTGTAAATGGCACGAATTATGATATTCATTTTCCAATCGAATGGGTATTTCAAACACCTATGAACGATTTCGATATGGATACTCCCTGTTTTGGTCCAGAAGAATGTAATTTATGTGCGGAACACGGATATTACGGGGGTGTGTTTATAGGATATTGTCTCCATTGTGCGAAATATGCCAACTATCGACGCGGGAATGGTATAATATCCGCGGGGGTGGAAATCGATCAAACATCCGCCGATAAATACGGCATTCCTATTCAATATAAAGTAGAAAATAGTATGTGGAATGTATATATGCAAACCGCAGAACTCTCTAAAATCGGCGACGAAGAATTGCTAAATAAACATATTTCGTTTTTCAGTCATCGTAAAAAAATGAATAGTAATGAAATGGAACGCGTGTTTGATTTTTACGGATGGTTGAATGCCAGTAGTTTGACGGAGTTTTATATATCTCCCAATGGGGAAGAGGACGATGACTGGATGTCGGTTTCATCGGAACCGAAAAACAATCATAAATTAAGTTTAGTATTGCCAGAACCAGAACCTAATCTGGAATCATAAAAATTTCTAAAAAATACCACTATTTTTTTACATGGTAAAAATAATATATTTAGACAATATATATATGTATTTTATATACTGGCTATATTCATTATTTGTAAGACCTTCCCCTACTAAACAAACGAATACGGGTGAACCCTCCATTTGTTGTGATCAAAATAGTGCAAAACAAGAAATTATTCACCAAAAAGATATAACCCCGGTCCATGAAAAATATATTTTCTTTGAAAATCGAAAACTCATCGAAAAAATACGTAGTTATGGTATATTAGAAGAATACGAATATAAATATATCAAAGAATTACCAAACGAACAATTATTGCTATTATTTCGAAATTTACAATAAATAGAATAGAATAGAATAAATGATTTTAGATAAAATTGATATAAAATCATTTATTTCAGTAACGGATAATAAATAGAAATGTCTAAAATGAATTGTGAAAAATGCGGTAAAGAATTTACTACAAAGTCTCAATATACCCAACATCAAAAACGAAAGACACCTTGTATCGAAACACCTATTCTCGATCCAGATCCAATAGAAAATAAAAAAATAGTATCGTTGGAAAATACTCTCGCAATTCAGGAAATCCAGAAATATTATGACGAAATCTTAAATTTGGACAAAAGCACTTATACATCTACGAATGATGAACCAACCCCCATCGATTGTATAAAAGAAATGATTGGTAAAATACCCGACGAATTATGGACCAGAAAAGACTTGTCTATTCTAGACCCATGTTGTGGAAATGGTAATTTCCATATTCCTATTTACTTTGAATTATTGAAATATTACGATAAACGAACGATTTTAGAACACATATTAGAATTCAATGATATTAATGAAAGTCGTTTACAAAATGTGCGCGAGGTGTTTTGTAATGGAACCTATTCCTTGCAAATTACAAATCATGATTTTATTACCCATCTCTATGACCATAGTAAAAAATACGATTTAATTGTAGCGAATCCACCCTATGCAAAATTACTGGAAAATGGTAAACGAGCGTCGAAAAACCATAATTTAATTAAGGATTTTATTGAAAAAGCATTATCTCTATTAAAACCAAATGGATATTTACTTTTTATTACTCCCGATAATTGGATGTCCTATGCCGATAGAAATGTATTGATTGAAATTCTCACGAGTTTACAAATCATTCATTTAGACATACATAGTGCCAAGAAATATTTCAAGAAAATAGGTTCTAGTTTTACTTGGTATATTATTCAAAACTGTCCTTTTTATAAAAACATGACAGTGTCTGGTATATGGAAAAAAACGGAATATTTTGATTCTGTTATTTCTAAACCACGTAAATATATTCCGTTGTTTTATACACAAACGGTGCAGGATATTTTAGGGAAAACGGTAGATAATCCGGAAATCCCTAAATTCGATGTAAAAACCAGTAGTGATTTACATAAATATACAAAAGCGGAATTGATTCGTGATCGACAAAGTGAGACACATCCTTTTAAATTAATACATACCCCGAGTCAAACCGTATATGCATCGAGACCACATAAATTTCAAGATGGATATAAAGTATTCATTTCTACTACCGACAAATATGGGGTATTTATAGATAATTGTGGAATGACACAGTCTATCGTATTTATTATATGTAAAGACGAAGCCGAAGCCAAACGATATTTGCAAATATTAGAACATCCATTGTATGTATTTATTAATAATATATGTAGATGGGGGAATTTCAATAATATACGTATATTACAACAGTTTCCTAAACCAGACATTGAGTATACTGGGAAAAAAGAAGAAATATATGATTATTTTAAGATTACAGAAAAGGAAGTAAACTACATACTAGCAAATTTATAAGTTAATTTTTATTATTTTTTTCTTTTTTTTCGCGGGGTTTTCTTTCTTTTTTTTCGGCATTTCTAGATCTAGGGTCACAATTATCACTCAAAAATGGAAAGAAATGATAATCTCGATTGAAATCTTTAATTGCCTTGGCTTCCCAGTGATTAAATACAAAAGATTGGACTAGTTGGGTTTCTCCAAATAAGGTAGACTCTACAAAAACCTTTGGGATTTTTATGCCATACATTTCGATTTTACAACCCAACTTCAAGTAAAATTCAAAAGTATTGTAAATAAATCCGTTGGTTTTTGAACAGTCACCCGAATTCCCCCTTTCTTGAATATGGTGACCACATAAATAACTTTGGGTTCTACCGAATAAACCAGTTCTAGTTCCACCAATCTTAACAATTTGACCGTTTACAGTAAATAAATATAACCATTCACAGTCTTCCTTGAAATCTTTCATAGGAATCGTAGGTTCAAATTTGATACCAGTTTGTCTTTTTTTGGTTCCTTCTTTTTTTCCAGAAGAATGAATTTCTTCATCCAATACAATATTAGCGACTAATGTAAAATCATCTTTTTTATTATAGTCTTCCAGTGATATCGTTTTTTCTAACGGAATTATTTTAAGAAATCTTTTATATGTATGAGCTTCATACATGTCAGGTATGTAGTCCAATCCAAAAATATCCGTGGATAACGGATCTATTCCTTCCAACTTCTCTAACGTTTGAATTAATATGTCTAAATTAGCAGTCATTTCTTTAGTTAAATTGTATAGTCAATCTTTTTTTTAAAAAAAAGTCAATTTTTTAGCAGAGAAAAAAATATTTGTTAGACCCTCCCCTCTTCTTTGCTCCTTGACCCCTCCCACTTCCAGTAAACACTACTTTTTGGGACGCACGGGGAGTCTCGCAAAAAGACCATCGATCGTTTGGATTCCATTTTGCGTATTATGGATTTTCGTCAAGAAGGGTTGAAACAACACCTCTTTTATTTTGGCAGAACTATATTTTTCTCTCTGTTTCATAAATGTTTCTACATCCTCTCCATAGAGAGAATTTAGGCGTTCTATTTCTACATAATACCCCTGTTTATCTTTTGTTTTTCCTAAATAAGTATAAATTTTATCAAGGGCCAATCCAAATAGTTGCTGTAAAGGTTTCATCAATTGATTCGTAATATAATGATTATAATCGATTTTGAGTTTATTTGTCACGATGAACTGTGGTGTCTCGATTTTCTCTCCTTGTAATGCTTTTTTATCCGCATTCACAAAATACACATATTTTATCCGTTCTCCCGGTTTCGGTTTATTTCCGGGTTCTCGTTCTCCGATTCTTTCGGCTAAAACGTTATGCGCAATTTGTTTTGGGTTTTTGTAATCACTTTTTAAGGATTTCGTAATGGCCAATTTATCCATAGTCACCTTTCCTTTGACAAGATCGTCGAGAGATTTAGAGAGAAAATCCATGGCGGCTTGGACATTATTTGGGTCTTTCATTAATATTGTCAATACTCCACCGTAAACATCTTTTAAATAATCACATGCATCGCGACGCTTTAGCGATAATCCCATGAATTTCAATTTACCTTTATTGGGATTATTTTCATACAACATTCCAACATATCGCTTTTTCGACAGTAAAATAAACGACATCAATGTTTTTTCATAGGCTAGTTTCATGGGAGGCGGTAAATATAAGGAACAGATTTTAGCCGATTCTTGTGCGATTTCAATGGTGATTTCCAGCGCCTTTTTACCACGAATTGGTTGTCCAGTAATTGGATCTTCTAAATTAAAGGTGAAAAACACACTATCTGTATCACCGTAAACATAAGATGCTTTGGTGCGGACTTCACCATGATCTTTGGTGAGGTAAAGGGAATCGCTGTAAATCTGTTCAATCATGGTTTTCGCATACATAATCATCATGCGACCAACTGCAGTAATCGATGCCGCTACGTCTTTTTCAAAGAAAGTAGAAACGGATGAACCCATTTGACCGTATAAAGAATTTGCAGTTACTTTGTATCCCAGCTGTCTTTTATCTAAAATATTCGCCATGAATGGATCTTTTTCGGTTTCGGCCATCACCCTGGTATCCGAACGAGCCTTTAGCAGATTTCCAATAATCATGGGAATAATTCCTTCTTCTCCATTGGGAAACTGTGCCCATCGACAAACCCGTTTCCCGATTTTCTTCTTTATTTTACGACTGACTTTTTTCGTAGGATCTGCAATCACGGTTTGATACATATCAAATTCGGTTTCAATATATCGGTATTCCGGTAAATTATCGTAAATAAATTCGCCGGTTTTCGCATCTTTTTCACCAGTATCTGCCACTAAATTTCCGTCTAAATCATAATCTTTCGTCCAGACTTTACTATTGGGAGAAAGATTCCAGGCTTTTGCAATCGAAGGATACAAAGAAGAATAATCATTACAGAACACCGGATTGTCCATATACATGGCACATTTAGGCGGTAAAACGATGGCGCCTTCATATCCGTCATCGTTTTCCACATGTTCAAGATCGGGCATTAAGGTATCTTTTTCTCGACATGTTTTTGCAACATAACTTGTCAATTTAATACCTTGTCCTCTAAAAACCAAGAAACGCATAGGAACATTACAAATACGCGCCATTTCCATGTAACCAGTCAAGACATCCGTTTTTCCAAACAATTGTTGGACGAGGTTGCAATCTTGAATACAATATTTAGCAACAATTGCGCGATCCGTAGAAGATCCCTTTGTTAAACAGAATATATCTTGGGGAGTTACATCGTCTTTGGAAATACACCATTTTAACGACATTGCACTGGCATCTAAATCAGGATAGATTCCTGCGATAACTACGTATTTACCACCATCTATATCTGGGTCGTTATTTATTTTGAGAACTTGGAATTTCTTGCCATCTAGATAATAATCGGAAGTAAAGGTCACTATTTCTAAATGTATAAAATCGTGCACATGTAACCCCGTCAAATTATCACTGTAAAGACGTGTTGTCGACGACTGAGGATCCGGTTCTACTTTTTTGATTTTATCCGCAATAATCGAACCAGCAACATCGTCTAGTTTATACGAAGCAAAATTGAAATCACGTCGGAAATAAAATAGTAGATCGATTTGCAAACGGCCAGAAATACTAGGATACCGTAAATCATATTCACCACTGGCTAAACGTGTCTTGGTATTTTCTAATGATTCTTCTCCTAAACGACTTTTTTTCACACAAATTTCATCGATTTTTCTAGAAAGTTGCAGGAAAGAAGACACGCAATTGGTTTCTTGCGATCTACGAAACATGAATTCGTAATCAAACCCGAATATATTGTAACCAATAATAATATCAGGATCTTCTTTTTGTATGACATCTGCCCATTCGACCAATAATGCACGTTCCGAATCCACAGAAACAATTTCCGCACCTTCTACTGGGTCACAAGTTCCAACCACTAAACAATGATTCTTATAAGGTTCCGGTTCTCCGTAGCGAATGAACGTAGATCCAATAAACGTGACTTTATCTCCTTCTAATGGTGGTAGAACACAGGTCAGTGCCTGATTGACTAATTGGATTTTCGCATCACGTGCATATACCGGATCTACTAAGACATCGATAATCGTAGCGGTTCGTTCTGCTTTGAAATTCACCTTCTTTTTTGGAGGTGGGACAAAAGATTCTGCTGCGGCAGTCGGTTCCGCATCGTCATCGTCCGAATCACCTTCTCCTTCGGGGACCGTTTGTATTTGTTTGGCCGTTTCCGCGATTTTTTCAAACATGGTAGAAATGGTCATGATTTTTTTACCTTCGCTTTCTTGGTTTTTCACCATTTCTACGGGTTTTTCAAAAAGTTCCAGGATTTTGGAAAGAATGGTCGGTTTGATTTGATCCGTATCGGCAAAGGGTTTAGGAAAAACGAAATCGATGGTCTGCATTTCCATTTTGGTTAAGCGAAATGCTTTTTTCACGATATTTTCAAACATTTTTTTTGCAGGTTCTATTTCTCGAATATCTCTTGTAAGAAATAAATCAACCATTTGAGTGGCTAGACGTTTATAATTTTTAATAGGGACCGGAAAATCCCCATGACTACTACTTGCCTCAATATCAAAACTACATATTTTAAAGGGAACCGGGGTTTCTTTTTGTAAAAGTGGAACAATATCGTTTTTCAAACATTCAAATTCATATTTACAAGTGGTTTTTACATCGTCCCCTTCCGATTTCGGGAAATTCTGTATTTCCACCCATCCAGTAGGACAAATATTATGAATATGAAAATAACGCAATAAAGGCGGGATTTTACTTTCGTATAATTCCAATGAGATTCCTTGAAATTCCAGTGCCTTACATTTACGTTGACCGGTAATCTCGTCATTGATATACCATAAATTCCGGACTTTATTGAAAATAATGGTATTTTGAAACACGATTTGTAAGAATTTGGATTTTTTTCCACTAGAAAACCCATATAATTTATTATAATCTACTAGAAAAGAATCCAAAATTCCATTAAAATCCCGTTTCAAACGACCCTGTAAATCTTTCATAAATGCGATACGATTTCTTTCTGTCCAATCATCCCCGACTTTAATAAAGAAAAACGGATGATAATCGTCGACGGTAATGGCACATGTCTCCCCTTTTTCATTGATTCCAAACATTTCGATACAAAATACGGGTTGTTTTTTGGGAGGTGGAACGTCATTATTATTTCTTCTAGTATAATTATTTTTATTAGATTCCTTGGAATTCTCGGAGGAATTCGTGGAAGAAGTGGGAGTATAATCAAAGGTTTGAAAATCAAAAAGACGAAAGGAAGGAAACGCAGGTTTTTTTGCGACTCTTTTCATTATAATGTCACAGTGTAAAATGTTTATGTTTTTATTGTAAAAATAAAAGTATAACGGTCAATTTTTCAAAAATTATAACCATATTAATGGATTATTATCATGATAATATATATATTATGTCAAAAATATGTTTTATTACAGCAATCTATGGTAATTATGAATCCTCTTGTAAGAAATATATATACCAAACGATTCCTACCGATTTTATTTGTTTTACAGATAATGTAAATATTGAAAATAATGGTTGGATTATAGATACAACACCTTATCATTTTACCAATAAGACTGAATTAGATACGGATAATTATGTGAATTCACTATTAAATAATAAACATACCTTTAATATTGCAAAATATTATAAACAATCTTTTCAAAGAATACCTAGATTACAATCCTATGATGTAATTGTTTGGTTAGATGGAACCATTGAAATTATCTATGAAAATACAAGTAAATATATTTTAGAAAACATTTATAAAAAAAAAATAATAGGATGGCATCATGAATGGCGAAATGGTATATTAAGTGAAGAAGTTTTTGCTTCTGATTTTCCAAGATATACTAGCACTATGTATAATGGTCAGTTACAACCATATCAAGATGTTTTTAAACAATATGATTTTTATGTAAAAGATGGATATACGGATTCTTTTTTCAAAAATAAAAATGCACATACTCCTCATTTTGGTGTTTGGATTACTTGTTTTGTCGCATTTCTTAATAAAGACAACGAAGTAAAACAATTTTTAGATTTATGGTATTTGCAAACATTGATTTTTACAACTCAAGATCAAATTAGTTTTCCATATGTCTGTCAAAAAACGAATTTAATTCCATATACTTTACCAAATCATGAAATTACGGGTGACTGTCCACATTTTAATACTATGTTTTATATTAAACATAATCATGGTAAATAAAATAATGTTATAAAAACACATTGTAAAAACAGTTTAAAGAGAGATTGCTTTTAAAAACATACATGACACGTGCAATTGGTATTGATTTAGGAACGACTTATTCTTGCGTTGGCGTTTGGCAAAATGATCATGTAGAGATCATTGCGAATGACCAGGGAAATAGAACCACTCCATCTTATGTTTCTTTTACTGCAGAGGAGCGTTTGATAGGCGAGGCGTCGAAATCATCGGCGGCATCGAATCCAAATAATACCGTGTTTGATGCGAAACGTTTGATTGGTCAACCCTTTAATGATCCTAAAGTTCAACAAGATTTGAAACATTTGTCTTATACGGTGGTAAATAAAGACAATAAACCATTTATTGAAGTTGAATTCCGTGGAGAGACCAAGACCTTTGCTCCAGAAGAAGTGAGTGCGATGATTTTAGTGAAGATGAAGGAGATTGCAGAGGCATATTTGGGAGAAGAAGTGAAAGATGCGGTGATTACAGTTCCTGCTTATTTCAATGATTCACAGCGTCAAGCCACCAAAGATGCTGGCACAATTGCGGGGCTAAATGTCTTGAGAATTATCAATGAACCAACTGCTGCGGCCATTGCATATGGATTGGATAAGAAGTCTGAAAAGGAGAGAAATATATTAATTTTTGATTGCGGAGGTAAACCGGTTCTGCCTCCTGTGGTTCTAGCCCACTGTTAGGTTTTTTCTAACAAATCTGGTGAATTGCTGGAAACTCCTAAAGTTTTCCCTACCACAACATGATGTGAAAACATGAGTGTGACGGTTTAAAAAAGGTGAAGAATTGGACAATCAGCAGCCAAGCGCCTTCTTCTTTTATACACCGTGCGAAGTATAAAGAAATGGTGAAGGTTCAACGACTAGGATTTTATTATCCCACGAGTGCCAGAGTCTAAACAAAATTATATAAAACTATTTATATCACTATAATAACCAAATCAAACCAATATAAGTATGAATATCCGTGAAAATATAATGAATTCTATTCTTTCTATCCATGATAAAAAATCCAAAACCGAGATTCCGATAATGAAAAAAGAACTCGTATTCGAAAAAAGCATGTATTCTTCTACCAATGAAAAAATATGGCATATTGTCATTAATGAGACTCATTTAAGAAAAACCAGTGATGTAATTATTTCTTATTTATGTGGTAATTGTAATACAATCAATCAAGTTGGAACAACACAATTCTTACGCCGAATTCGAAATGAAAAAACGCATTGTCAGCATTGTTCCAACGATTATCGTCCAGAAATTCCTGCAAAAAAAATAGCAGACCCGATTTTCGAAGGGAAAAAAGATAAAGTGACGTTTCATCAAAAAAGTTTAGAAGAATTTGATAAATGCAATGATGTTTACAAAGCGTCTTATCTTCTTTCTCATTTAACAGAAGAAGATTTCGAGAGAATACGAAGTAAAATTATCAGTTTTGGAAATGGAAAATATGTGGATTTTGAAAATTATGAATTTTGGAGTATTTATCGTGTTGCAAATCAAATGCGATATTCTTCGGTGATTTACGATAAAAAAAACGATTGTATTTTCAAAATGGATCAACCGATTGTAAAATGCGATAATTGTTTGAAACCATGGAGAGCAAAGACTTTAGAAGGATTTAAAAATGATTACAAGATCTTATGTAAAGATTGTAAATTATGTAATCGGACATTTAAATTACGACCAATAGAGAATATTGCGAGAGAAACCATTATGTATCAATCCAAATTAGAAAAGAAATTTGTGGAATGGTGTAATGAAATGCAACTTCTTGTGCGTAATGGTCCTTCGATTCCTTATGTTTTTGGCGAGAAAAGTCATATTTACAGAGTTGATTTTCAAATTGTAGATACATTGATCGAAATCAAAGATTTTCATATATGGCATAGAAATCAAATAGAAAGTGGTTTATGGCAAACAAAACTAGATGCTGTAAATAACTATATTTCAGAACATGCCGATATTGAAAAGTATTTTTTCATTACTCCCGGAAATTGGAATCAAAGTATAAAAGAATTGGTTGGTTATTTGGAAAAAAATAAAGAAGAAAATAAATAGTTTTACACCTTTTCTCATTAAAAACGCCCACGGAGTGGGCGGAATTGAGTGAGTAAATGTGCACCGGTTTCGCATCTTCGATGCGAAATGGTGTAAAGAGAGTTTAGATAAGATATAGTCTGATCTTATGCGAAAGTATAAGAAATAATGGGTTAAATACCATTATACTAACAATAATGTGGGAACATTTGATGTGTCGATTTTGAATATCGACGATAATATTTTTGAGGTAAAAGCGACCTGTTTTGATCCAGAAACAGATGTATTAATGTATAATAATGAAATTAAAAAAATTAAAGATATCAATGTAGGTGATATTGTGTTTGGTGACGATGGAAATGGTAGAAATGTATTGGATATATGTAGTGGTAATGATCAAATGTATTTAGTTAGTCAATCAAAAGGAAAAGATTATATTGTGAATAGTGAACATATACTTGTTCTTAAAGCGGTAGGTGTAACTCCTAATATTTCTGTAAATCAAGATAGAGTTTATTTAAATTATTATGGTAAGTGTAATAAATATTGTAAAGATCCAAATTGTTCTAAGAAAGCATTTAAAAAGAAATCTGTATTTTGTTCTTCTAGAGAAGAAGCTCATTTACTTTTAGATAAAATAGTAAATGATGAAGAATCATATTTAGTGAAAAATGATGATATTTTTGAAATCAAAGTAAAAGATTATTTGAATATATGTTCAATGGACACTAAGAATACTAGATTAAAAGGATATAAAACAAATATACATAAAAATGTGTCAATAAATGATGAATATATACCAGAATTAGATCCATATTTTATAGGATTATGGTTAGGAGATGGACAAACTGGTGAACCAGTTATAATATCAGCAGACAAAGAAATTGAAAAATATTTATATTCATTACTAGAAATATACGATAATGTTCAAATTCAGGAAATTGTGTTTGAAGAAGGATATACTTCACCAACTGGTATTATTTCTAAAAAAGAATATAAAAAATATATATTCAAAAATAAAGATAAAAAAGTATTGAATCCTATACGAAATTATCTTAAAAATTTAGGTATTTTGAATAATAAACATATACCTGAAATATTATTTCAAATGAATGAAGAAAATAGGTATAAACTACTAGCAGGATTAATAGATTCTGATGGATATCTTGGAAAAACAAATAATAATAAAAATGCAAAAAGTTATTATTTCGAGTTTGTTCAATGTATTAATACACATTCCCTCTTGTTTGATAATGTAGTTAGATTAATTCAAACATTAGATTTTTCAATAAATACAATAAAAAATACAGAATATAGTCCAATAAATCGTGAATTTTTTAGAGATGGATTAGAAAAACATTTGTCTAAGAATATAAGGTTTAGGGGGAATGGTATGTATGAAACACCGACATTAATTTTTCGTAAAAACTTAAAATGTATGGAAAATAATCATTCTTTTCAAGAAAATAATACTAGTTCAATTAAAGTAACACCAATAAATGAATATAATGGAAAAGTATGTAATACATTTATCGGTATTAAAGTAGATGGTAATGAAAGATTTTTATTAGCAGACCGAACCGTTGTTCATAATTGTGGGGATACTCACCTTGGTGGTGAGGATTTTGATACTAGATTAATGAATCATTTTGCAGAGGAATTCAAGCGAAAATATAAGAAGGATATTATGGAATCCAAGCGTGCAGTAAGAAGATTAAGAACTGCATGTGAACAGGCAAAACGCACTCTATCTTCTGCAACCGTTGCTACTTTGGAGATTGATAGTTTACATGATGGACAAGATTTTTCTACAACGATTACTCGTGCGAAATTCGAGAATTTATGTGATGATCTTTTCCGTTTAACCATGGCTCCAGTAGAACAGGTTCTTCGTGATGCGAAAATTGCAAAGAATAATATTGATGAGGTGGTATTGGTGGGTGGTAGCACCCGTATTCCTAAAATCCAGCAATTATTGACCGACTTTTTTGGTGGAAAGGAATTATGTAAATCCATTAATCCAGATGAATGTGTTGCATATGGTGCTGCAGTCCAAGCTGCTATTTTGACCGGATCTAAAGACGAGAAGATTTCCGATATGTTATTACTGGATGTTTGTCCTTTATCCTTAGGATTAGAGACTGCTGGAGGTGTCATGACCAAGTTGATCCCTAGAAATACTACCATTCCTTCCAAGAAATCCCAGACATTTTCTACCTATGCGGATAATCAGCCGGGAGTGTTGATTCAAGTATACGAGGGAGAACGTGCATTAACGAGAGATAATACGCTTTTAGGCAAATTTCAATTAGAAGGTCTTCCTCCTATGCCTCGTGGTATGCCGCAAATTGAAGTGGTTTTTGATTTAGATGCCAATGGAATTTTGAACGTATCTGCATCGGAGAAATCGACAGGAAAGAGTGAGAAGATTACCATTACCAATGATAAAGGAAGATTAAGTAAAGAGGAAATTGAGAGAATGGTGGAAGAGTCGGAGAAGTATAAGAATGAAGATGATGCGATTCGAGAGAAAATTGAAGCAAGAAATAACTTGGATTCTTATCTTTACAGTGTTCGTAATACTCCCGATTTAGCCGAAGATAAAAAGGCGAAAATTAAAGAAGTAGAAGATTGGTGTGATCAAAATGCCGCAACTGCTTCGAAAGAAGATTATTTAGCAAAACAAAAGGAATTGGAAGTTGTTTTTGCGGTTGCGCCAGAATCTGGATCTGGATCGACAGAACCATCTGCCAATCCCGTTCAAAAAGAAGAGGAATTTGAGCCAAAGATCGAGGAGATTGATTGAATTGGATCATACCTACATATGAAAGATGTAAATAAAATGTATTATTATTATATATTATAATGTCTAACATAACCGAAACACATACATCCACTGTAGATATAAATGAAATTAAAATAGAAGACAATCCTATAAAAACAAAGAAAGTAAAAAGACAATCATTCATAAAAAAAGGAAAACCAAAAAAAACCATAACAGATCAAACTCGAAAAACACCACCGGATTATGTTCGATTGGGTGGTAAAAAGAGTCGTAGAAAAAAAAGATCATACACCAAAAGAAGATAATTTATATTTATTCATGAGAATACATGAATAAATAAAAGAAAACCCAGATGTGACATTACATTTTTACAAAAGAGAGAAGTTCAACCGATTTACATAAACGATGAATCTTGTCCATTTTCAAAAAGGTTTTACTACAATCTAACATATCCGAATCTACATACAAAGGATGGTTTAAATGAATTTTTTTATACGTTGCAAAATTAGTAATACACTGTAAAATATAATAATAAATCGCATCTATTACTCTCACTTTTATATGATTATCAAACCCGATTTTAGATTCACTGTAATAATAGTGAATATCTATAACGACTGCATCTTTCTCCCATAACTCCAATAAATCTGTGCCGGTATAAAAATGATCGGTTTCTAAAGAATGATACCAGATACGATCCATAATCTCTGGATGATTTGGGAGAATGACGTTGCGTAAATATTTTAGGATGTTTTCTTTTGACAATGGTTCGAACATCCTATTTAGGGATTTCCAAAACACATATTTTTTTTTATAATCGTCCTTGACGTTTCTCTCTATATATTCGTATTTCTTGTTACAAATGAATTTCGCTTTTCCCGTCATGTATTCGTAAATATGGAAAATCAATTCGTTCGATAGTCCCTGAATGGTTTTTAGGAGTTGTTTCTCTCGAATGTTTTCTACTCTGGTTTGTATATTCATTATTTGATTTTATTTTATTTACATTTTGAGAGAATCATAAATAAAATATCAATTTTATGTATAAATAATTATACAACTCAAATAAATAATATGAGTTCTAAAATACAATGTTTAACTTATCGTTCAAATAATTCAATTACTACTTTTTTTAACATTGCTAAACTAAATATACAAAAAGAATTAAAAACCAAAATACCAAATATAAATAGTAATATTTTAAGCAAAATAATAACAAAAGTGTTTTTTACTATTTTTATATATTATAAGTTGAAATTGAATGAATATATAACAGACGATCATGATAATATTGAATATTGTCAATTAGGTAAAATAGAAAATGATTTAAAACCTGAAAACCTAGACCGTACTGATAATATATATTATTACAAAATTAAAGAAAAAGTAATAAACTATATAATAAAAAATTCCAGTGATATTGATGGTATATTATCACAATCAAATTTGGATATTATGAAAGATGCTACTAACAAAAATGAATTTATTAAGGTTCATACAAAAGTTACTGGAATAAAAAAAGAAACTAATTTTGACAAAATAATGAAATTTTTTATAAGTAGAAGTAATACATCTAAAAAAGAAAGTTATTGGGATCAACCAGATTACGGTGGTCGTTCCAGAAAACGAAAACAAATGAAAAAAAGAAAATCCAAAACAAAGGAAACATCACGGAAAATAACCGATTTTCTCCCAATCACTATTTCTAGGAAAAATCTCTCGAAACGGAATCGTAAAAATAAAATAAAATAAAATCAGTATATTTAGGCGAAAATACGGACCAGAATATATGACAACATGGTTGTTCGAATCGAATACATCTTATAAAAAGAGAGAATAAATATAATAAAACGCGGTTATTATATTTTTAAAAAACTGCACATTTAAGCCTTGGCAACTGCAACAGGGGCAGCAGCGACCTCCTTCTTGAAATGGAACTTTAGATACTTCTGTAGATTGAAGTAAGTAAGCTCGTCATTATTGACATTCAATAGTTGCTTCAACTTGGCATCAGGGTGGATGATTCTGCGGTTAGCAGCGTTCTGTAGTTTTTGTTGCATGACATAGTCATGGATTTGCTTACTAACCTCGGTTCTAGCCATCAAAGTTCCTAGCTCCTTTCCAAAGAAGACAGCAAGCTCATCACTGATAGGAGTAGGCTTCTCAAATCCGGAAGGCTTGGACTTGGTGTTCTTCTTTCTCTTGTTGGACTTGTCGGCGTTCTTGGACACACGAGAAGAAATCTTGGTAATATTCTTGATGTTTGCCTTCAAAGCATTTCCGTAGTTGGACCAAGCTTGGAAGTTCTTGTTGAACTCGGCGATCTCTGCAAGAAGAGCTCCAGAAAGAGTGGACTTATCAAAGACAGCATCATCTACTGGGGCAACCAAAGCATCATCGGTAGTAGGAGCAACAACAGGAGCAGGAGCAGAAACAGGAGCCTCCTCTGCAGCAGGCTTCTTTACTTTAGGGGCCTTCTTGACAGCAGGGGTAGTAGCGACAGGAGCAACAGAGACAGGGGTTTCAACAACAGGGGCAGAAGAAGTCTTAGCAGATGCACGAACCATTTTATAATATGAATTATATAGGATTTCGTATTTAAGTATTTTTAGAAACAAATATATTTATTTCATAGAAAAAAACAAAAGTCTTTTCGTGTTCTTTTTTATCAACTAAATACCCTTTTTTTATATCATATATTCGATATACAATATACTCTTTCCAGTATTATTTTGCTCGATAATGAATAACAAAAATAAATGGGATTCCCACCATTCATCTTCACCATAATAAAATAGGATATAATTATAATAAAAAAGAATAAATATAGAGTAGATGAATATTATTTATTATTTATTTAGTCAATTTATCGAAGAAGAATATGTAAATACGATCATTTTAATTATTTGTAGTTTTTGTATCAGTATATTACAATCCGGTGGTATTTCGTATACCACTGCGAATATTCTAAGAGCAATCCAGAAAAACGACGATTTTAAAGTATGGACGTTTTTCAAATATTTTACGATCATCACCGTCGTTTACATTATTATTAATTTCGTTTACAATATATTCCATAATAATTTCATTACAAAACTCAGACAATGGATTCGAAGTAGTTTAGTAAAAATGTTGTTGAAAATAAACAGTGAAAAATACAGCGATATTAATTTCACTCAATTGAATGCACCGATTAATCGGGTTTCTTCCATTAGTTATATATTTTTAGACGATATTATCAATTATGTAATACCTTATGTCACGTTTCTCCTGATCATTTCCATCTATTTTTGTTATAAAGCTCCCCTTTTCGGTATTGGATTTATTATTTCCAATATTTTACTTTTAATATATACATTTGTCGATATTGAGTATTTAATCAAATATAACAACATTTATGAACAAATCGTTATTGATAATGAGTCGTATTTAGTGGATATGTTGAACAATATAGATAAAATCATATACCGAGGAGAAACCAATGCAGAAATAGATATATATTGGAAGCGTGCAAATAAGGCAACGGAAGCAGCCAATAATTTATATAATGCACAGAATTATCATGAATTAATTGCAACCATTGTGATCTATTTGATATTATTTATATCGATCTATTATTTAGCAACCATCACCTTAGACAATCGATTAGATGTTACTATCTTCATTACCTTCTTTACCATTCTATTACTGTATAAAGAAAAAATGGGGACATTAATACAACAAATCCCACAATATATTGAATTTATAGGTAGAGCAGAATCCGTATTCAAATATTTCAAAGATACCGAAAAAGATTATAATAAAACACAAAATATACATTATGCACACCAGACGCTAGAATTCAATAGTATACAGTTAAAAGATGTTTCCTTTAAATATGAAAGTAGTGAAAACCCCCTATTTGAAAATAAAAATATGTTAGTATACACTACGAATAAAATTATCGGTATAACTGGATTATCCGGAAATGGAAAGTCCACGTTTGCCAAACTGATTTTGAAACTATATCAACCAAGTAGTGGACAAATACTCATCGATAATATCGATATTAATACAATCGACACGGAATATATTCGTAAAAATATCACGTATGTCAACCAAAACTCGAAATTATTCGACAAGAACATTGTAGATAATATTTTATACGGATGTGTAGATATCGATGCTTGTAATGGACATTTAGAAGAAATCATGAAGTATCCAAAAATCAAAGAATTATATCGAAATGTCTCCCTTACGGAATCTAAATCAGGTTCTCTCGGTGAAAAATTTTCAGGAGGTCAACGTCAAGTGATCAATATAATTGGTGGTTTAGTGAATCCTTCTAAAATATTGATTTTAGACGAACCTACGAATGCATTGGACCCTGCATTGAAAAAAGAAGTGCTAGGATTGATTCTGGATTTCAAGAAATATAAAAAATGTATCATTATTATTACGCACGATAAAGATGTGTTTCCATTATTTACTGAAAATATTAAATTTTAGATGTATAAAAATGATATAAAGATATACAAATTATATTTTTATATATACTACCTTCAATGTCTCTTTTTGCAGAACATGATGGTTTTCAGTTTTACACAAATGATCCTGTATTTCAATATACGATTCAGGCTGGAAAAACGGAACCATTTGGCTTAATGTTAAGTATTGTAAAAAAATATTTACAGCAATATCCCGAGAGAAATAGAACCTATATAGATGTAGGTGCTCATATTGGAACCACTATTATGCCTTATTCGCGTTTATTTCAAAATGTGGTAGGATATGAAGCCAATCCTGCCAATTATGAGTTATTAGTTCGAAATGTCGCATTGAATAAATTAGAAAATACCAAAGTATATAATTTTGGATTATATTCCGAAGAATGTAGAGGAGATATCGTGCAACATGCTGGTGGTAATTCTGGTTGTTTTTACTTCGTAAAGAGAGAAAATGGCCCAATATTATGTAAACGACTAGATGATGAATGTGAACGTAGAAATATTGAAAATGTAGATTTTATTAAATTAGATACCGAAGGTTGTGAGCTATTGATATTGAAAAACGGTATAAATACGATCATGAAAAATAAGCCGTTGATTCAAGTAGAAGTAAATACTACTGCAATGGATTTATTCCAGATTGAAAACAAAGAAACCATTAATTTTCTATTAGATTTAGGATATCGTATTTTTGATCATACAGATCCATCCAATATTTTTCTATATTTCCCTTAATTTTAGGGGTTTTTACAAAAAAATAAAAAACATTTCGTAAAAAATTGACATAAGTAAAATAAATAAATTACAAATCAATATAAAGCCAAATAAGTAGTTAACGTATAATCAAAACAAACCCAAGTCTTTTTACAAACCAAAGCAAAACCAAAGCAAATCGAAAATGTCAAACACTAGCAAATCTTCTCCTGTTATTATCAAAATGTCTGATTGGAATCCTTCTGCAAAGAAGTATATGACCCCAAAGTTGAATG